ATGGAAGCAGAGCTTGATTGTGATTGGATGACAACAGATGTTCAAATAGAATTTGTAAATCATGGTGATGAGGAGAAATTAGTTGAAATTGTTTCAGTTAAATCGCACGGAGTTGACATCACTAGCTGGGTCAACATGGATTATATGTTTGATCTTGTTTGTGATTATATAAATGAAGCTGACTATCATTGGAGTGACCATGGAGACTAAAGAATTAAATGATTTTGCTTGTGATGCAATTATAAGAATTTACAAGGGCGACGAACAGAGCAGTGAACTTTTACATGAAATAAAATTTATGTTAGTGGATGATGCCCCTGATTGTAGTCGCTTACTTTTAAAGGCGGTTGATGCACTAGCTAGTGTCTATCAGTATCAAACGGGGGGCTATGTGCATATCGCAACTATTATAAATAGGGAGTTTATAAATATATGAATATCTTTTATCTTGATGACTGTCCACGCAGGGCCGCTGAAAATATGTGTGACCAACACGTTGTCAAAATGATCCTAGAAACAGCACAGCTACTCAGTACTGCCCACGTTGAGCTAGACGGGGATCAGGTAGCGTACAAGGCCACCCACAAGAATCACCCTAGTGCTGTCTGGGTGCGGTCTAACCCTAGGCACTACCGATGGACACACCAGCACCTGATGGCTCTTGGGCGCGAGTATGAGCGACGTTACGGGAAGGTACACAAGACTATTAGGGATCACGGGAAAGCTCTAGAAACGCTTCCTGTGGCCTTAGATGAGATGTTTCACGGTGTTGTACTCCAAAATATATCTCCGCGCACTGACCCGCCACAGTGTATGCCAGATGAGTTCAAAGATCCCAACACTGTGACGGCCTACAATAAATATTATGAGTTCAAGTTTTTTGATTGGTTACAAAAGGGGAGGCCCATGCGATGGACAAAGAGCGCGTAAAACATTTTATTGCTACGATGCCTGAGTACTGGTATGCATTAGCTATAATTGTTTTTTTTAGTATTGGTTTTATGATAGGAGATTATATAAAATGAAAAAATATATTCACGTTAATCAGCATAAAATTCGTGCCAATAAAAAACATGGTACGGACGAGCCTGTAATTACAATTAAAGCAGGACGCAGTAATACTTACTGTCACGAAGTCGAAATACTTGGCAGTAGTATAATAAAATATAGCGGCAACGGCAAGCCGTTACTATCATGTGGTGCGCGTGTTGTTATTGAAACCGAAGCCGATGTAAAAATTGTGAGGTACTAATGAGCATTGACGAAGCAAGGCCAGAAGAGTGGAACAAGGTGTCGAAGACAGCAGTAGGTAAACTGTACCATCCAGAGGATAGGCACATCGACCCCGTAACAAAACCAGAACACTACAATAAAGGTGGGATTGAAGCCATTGATTATATTAAGCAACAATTAGGGGTGGGCTTTGCATCATATTGTACAGGAAATGTCCACAAATATCTTCACAGATTTACTTACAAAAATGGTATTGAAGATTTACGAAAGGCACGACAGTATCTTGATTGGTTAATTGAGGAACTACAACAGTGAGAAAACTTCTTGAACGTCTTAAACAAGATAACGAATTTTATTACTCTGATATTCATGGCCGAAAACATTATGCTAACGTGATGGCGGCAGGCTTAGAACTTTCAGAGTACTTCAAACTTAATCCAAAACTTTTTAAGTACTTTGCGTATCTCCATGATTCTTGTAGAGAAAATGAAGGTAAAGATCCGTTGCACGGACAACGGGCGGCAGAGTATATTGAGTCTGTGAAACACTTAATTGATTTATGCACGGCAGAGCGTTGGATGCTACAGTCTGCCTGTGCGATGCACACCCACGCGCAACCGTGGGATGGTCATAAATACACACTGTTTGAGAAGTGTGCTTTTGATGCAGACCGCTCTGATATAGGTCGTGTTTGTTTTGCTGTTGATCCAACATATTTATTTACTCACAAAGGTAAGGAGCTTTTTACAGATGAACAAGAATATTACCAACAAAATAGATGGGCGGGAGTATACGCCTGAAGAAATTGAATACAGTTCTCGTATTCAAAAGAGTGCTACTCCCAAGGGAACATTAGATTGGTATTTAAAATGGGTGGCTAGTGTATGGCTAATCGCCGCCATTTCTTTTCGTAGTACAGGTCTACCGGAGCTACAAATATATGATATGCTTTTAAGTTTCGCTGGTACTGCGCTATGGGCTGTCGTTGGATTTATGTGGAGGGATCGTGCAATCATTGTAATCAATACTATCGCGGCTGTCATGTTACTTGGCGGCTTACTTTCTCAAATAGTCGGTGGAGTCTAACATGAACTTCGATCAATATCAAGAGCAAGCATCATCAACTGCGCTGTACAAAGATAAATTTTACCCCATTGCATCCCTGATGGTGGAGGCGGCTGAATTATCTGACCTTTTTATCAAGCCAATGTTGCGGGGAGATGACCGCAAAGTGGAACGTCAAGATGTAATTTCAGAAGCCGGGGATGTATTGTGGAATCTTGCCATGATCCTGAAAGATCACGGGGTTGACTTGTCTGAAGTAGCCGCGTATAATCTCGCTAAACTTCAGAGTCGTGCTGACCGTGGAGTGATTCAAGGATCTGGAGGTAATCGTTGAAGATTATACAAGGTAACTTTAACAAAGATAAATCAAAGTCTCTTAATGATAAAGTCTTAGAAGGTCTTACAAAACTTCAAGATCAATCTAATGATGAAGAGATTCGATATCCATTTATTTTAATTGTTGATACTGGAGAAGACTTAAAAGTTGTTTCAGATATAGACATGGAAAAATTTAATCTGTTGTTGGACTTAGTAAAAATGACCGTGCTTACTGGCAATTATGATTAGGGGGAACTGTGGAGGAAGAACCATTTAATATTGAAGATGCTTTGTGTAAGGCGTTTGTTATGAGTTTGGGTACAGGCTTGCCCTCACCCCAAGCAATGAAGAATATGATTAGTTGGATTAATATTCAAGCTCGCAAAGAGCATGAACAATTGACAACTGATTATGTGTACAAGTGCATTCCGCACTATATTACTTTTTTGTTTAATAAATCGTAGGAGATTTAACTATGGCTCTTGTTGAAGGTGTTGCATATTGGGCGTCCGTCACCACTCCAAACACAACTTACACTCCGGTGTATACTGTGAATCTTGTGGTATCCGATGAGGTTGCAAATGATTTTAGATCGCGTGGCTTCACTGTTAAGGACATGGAAGAAGGCCCAGCACTTCTTATCAAGCGTAAAGTAAACGGCCCCAACGGCATGATCCGACCAGCACCAAAGCTGTTGGATCAGAACAAACAACCTTTGAATGTTAGTGTCGGCAACGGCAGTAAGGTTAAGGTTCAGTACAAGGAGTGGGAGTCCACTTGGAATGGTACTGTGTACAAAGGCTTGGACTTTCAGGCGATGCAGGTTCTTGAGTTGGTAGAGTACGCCAGCCCTGATGGTGCAGAGTTTGATATCGTTGATGGCGAAGATGGAGATGAACTCTAATGTGGAGATACACACACGAAGATAAAGTCTACGATGTCGAAAAGATTTCTCCAGAAGGTCAGGCAACATTCATGCTGATCGCTGATGTTCAAAAAAGAATTGAAGAACTTGAAACAAACATGACTATCAATCAAGCGGCGGCAGTTGCACTGCATCAAAAAATGCAGGAGCTTCTTGTTGATGATGCGATTGTAAAGGACAATGAAACGGAGGAATAAGTATGGGCGACTTTGTGGCCTATCAAAAACCTTGTCCAAGTTGCGGAGGCAGTGATCCTGTCTCCGTAAATTCAAACGGTTCTGCAAAATGTTTTAGTTGTGGAACCTTTTTCAAAGACTACGAATCTGCAATGGGAGGCAACGTGGCAGACTTCAATAGCTTTAAAAGATCCAATGATAATACTCCCTTCACCAATAGCGTTTATCACGCACTCACCGACAGATCCATCTCTCTTGAAACTGCAAAGAAATTTGGTGTTCGTTCAGTCAAAGACGAGCAGGGTAATATTATTCAGCATCATTACCCCGCATATATTAACAATGAAGAAGTTGCTACGAAGGTTCGCAATGCAGATAAAACATTTACTTGGTCAGGCTCACCCAAGGGAACTGGCCTTTTTGGTCAGCAAGTGGCGCAGGCGGGTGGCAAATACATTACGATCACTGAAGGTGAATGTGATGCTATGGCGGCATACGAACTTTTGGGGAGTAAATGGCCGGTTGTATCTGTTAAGAATGGAGCGCAGGGCGCGGCACGGGATGTCCAAGAAAATCTTGAATTCCTTGAATCGTTTGATACGGTGGTTATTTCTTTCGACAACGACAAGCCCGGAAGAGAAGCCGCAAAAAAGGTTGCGCGTATTATCAAGCCGGGAAAAGCTAAAATTCTTAATCTACCGGCAGACTTCAAAGACCCTAACGAGATGCTTAAGCTGGGTCACCACAAAGCTTACGTCACTGCGTGGTGGGCTTCAAAGCTTTATACGCCGTCTGGAATTCTAAACGTCAGTGAAGAACGTGAAAACTACAAGAAGCGTGAGCGCAAAGAATCTATTCCGTATCCTTGGAGTGGACTTAACGAAAAGCTGGATGGCCTACGGCAAGGCGAGTTGATTACTTTGACGGGCGGTACAGGCTTAGGTAAGTCTAGTGTTACTCGTGAACTTGAACACTGGCTCATTACTAATACCAATGACAAGGTAGGCGTCATTGCTCTTGAAGAGGATTGGCGTAGAACTGTTGACGGTATTCTATCTATTGAGGCTAATGCCCGTCTACACATTGACAGTGTTCGGGCTGAGTTCAGTGAAGAAGAGATAGATAATTTCTTCAATGTACTTTACGATGGCGAAAATAAAAACCGTGTCTTTGTTCATGCCCACCTTGGGATGAATGATGTTGATAGCGTGTTTTCTAAACTACGCTTTATGGCAATGGGCCTTGAGTGTAAGTGGATAGTATTTGACCACTTGCATATGCTACTGTCTATGACAACGGACGGTGACGAGCGCCGTAACATCGATTCAATTATGCACAACTTTAGAACGCTGGTTGAAGAGACAGGCGTAGGACTGATACTTGTATCACACCTCCGTAGGATTGATGGTAATCGTGGTCACGAGAATGGTATTGAGACAGGACTGAATCACCTACGCGGTTCACAAAGTATCGCTCAGTTGTCAGACTGCGTGATATCTTTGGAGCGTAATCAGCAATCAGAAGATCCGGTGGAGGCCAGCACCACACGAGTCCGTGTACTTAAATCTAGATACACTGGTGATGTAGGTCTAGCCACGCACTTGTTTTACGACAAGGATAGTGGTAGGCTCAGTGAAATAGCTATGGAAGTAGAAGAACAAGATGAGATTGAGCTATGAAAAGCATTGTCTTTGACATTGAAGCAGACAGTTTAGAACCGACAAAGATCTGGTGTATCGCCGCAGTTGATCCTGACTCTGGCGAAACCAAAACCTTTGGCCCTACAGAAATTGTTCAGGGCTTGGCCCACTTATCGTCTGCCGATAAGCTGATCGGTCATAATATTATTGGGTATGATCTACCAGCAATCAAAAAGATTCACAACATAGATTTGACAGAGAACTGTGCAATTGTAGATACGCTTGTACTATCTCGCCTGTTCAACCCAACACGAGAAGGCGGTCATAGTCTTGAGTCTTGGGGATATCGTATTGGCCTACAGAAAATAGACCATACAGAGTTCGGAGAATACTCTCCAGAAATGTTGAACTACTGCCGTAACGATGCGGTCTTGAACGCCAAGATGTTTAACAATCTTAAGTCAGAGTCTCGTGGCTTCAGCCGTCAGTCAGTTGTACTTGAACACGAGACACTAAAAATTATTGCAGATCAAAGAGAGCGTGGTTTTCTTCTGGACATCAAGGCCGCAACTTTACTCGTTGCTGAATTGACTGACCGCCTCAAGGAAGTAGAACGCGAGGTACAAAAAACCTTCAGGCCCAAGCAACTCAAGACCGTCCTGCTACCTCAGTTTACAAAGACAGGTGCGCTATCTAAGATGGGCCTTATCGAAGGTTCAGAAAAGAAAAGCCGACTGACTCAAGAAGAGTTTGAAGAGATTGCTACCAAGCGTAAGGCAATACGTATTGAAGAAGTCCCTTTCAATCTTGGCTCACGTAAGCAGATCGGTGAGTATCTAATTGATTTTGGGTGGAAGCCGCAAAGGTTTACTCCCACAGGACAGCCAATAGTAGATGAGTCTACGCTCAGTAAGATCACTGATATACCTGAAGCCACACTTATCGCAGAATATCTTTTACTTCAAAAGCGTATTGCTCAAGTAACTTCATGGCTCAAAGAGGCGCACGATGATGATCGTGTTCGTGGCTTTGTCAATCCAAACGGAACTATCACAGGCCGTATGACACACAACAGCCCCAACATGGCACAGGTTCCTAGTGTTTCTGCTCCCTATGGTAAAGAGTGTCGCTCTTGTTGGACTGTGCCAGAGGGATATAAGCTGGTGGGTATTGATGCTAGTGGCCTTGAGCTAAGAATGCTTGCACACTACATGAAGGACGAGGACTTCAAAAATGAAATACT